GCTACTGCTGAAGATTTAACATTCCAAGAAATGGCATTCTCAATTGAGAAAGTTACTGTTACTGCAAAGACTCGTGCTTTGAAGGCAGAATACTCAATCGAATTAGCACAAGACTTAAAAGCAGTTCATGGTCTTGACGCTGAAACTGAATTAGCAAACATTCTTTCTGCTGAAATTCTTGCAGAAATTAACCGTGAAGTTGTTCGCACAATCTACGGTACTGCTAAGACAGGTTGCCAAGTAGGTACAACTGCTGCTGGTAAATTCGACTTAGACACCGATTCAAACGGTCGTTGGTTAGTTGAAAAAATCAAAGGTCTTGCTTTCCAAATCGAGCGTGAAGCTAATACAATTGCCAAAACTACTCGTAGAGGTAAAGGTAATGTGTTGATTTGCTCATCTGATGTTGCTTCTGCATTTGCAATGGCTGGCATCCTTGACTACAATTCAGCACTCGCTGGTCAAGTTAACCTAACAGTTGACGATACTGGTAATACATTTGCTGGTACAATGTTTGGTCGCATCAAAGTGTATATTGACCCATATGCTCAAACTTCTTCTACACAAGAGTTTGCAGTTGTTGGTTACAAAGGCACAAACGCTTATGACGCTGGTTTGTTCTACTGCCCATATGTTCCATTACAAATGGTTCGTGCAGTTGACACAAGCAACTTCCAACCTAAGATTGGTTTCAAAACTCGTTACGGTTTGGTTGCTAACCCATTTGCACAAGGTACTACACAAGGTCTTGGCGCAAATACTGTGTTGACAAACAACTACTACCGTGCGTTCAAGATTGCAAACATTCTGTAATCTAACAGTCTCATAATTATAACTATAACTAGAGACAAGTAGTAAACACTAAAGAGGACTTAGAAATAAGTCCTCTTTTTTTTAGCATAAATAAACCACTATGACAGCTCTTACTAGAACACCATCAAACCCTAATTTTCTACAACCCAATAAGTTTGCTATAAACTTTAGTAGGTTGCCTAACATGCAATTCTTTGGCCAAATGGTAACTGTGCCAGGCATTTCTATGTCTGAGATACCACAGAATACTCCATTTGTTGACGCCTATGTTCCTGGCGAAAAGGCCATTTATGACTTATTGAATGTTACCTTTATTGTTGATGAAGAATTAAAATCATGGATTGAGATACACGATTGGATTCGTGCTATGACTTTCCCTAAAGAATTTGAAGAATATCAAAAATTGGGAATGTTATCTAAACAGACTATTGGCCAAATTAAGGCAAAACCACAATACTGTGATGCTTCAGTTACCATTTTATCATCGTCAAATACACCGTATTATAAGTTTAAATTTTACGATGTTTTCCCTACTACACTATCTTCATTCATTATGAATACAGGAGATAGTCCTGAAACCATAATAACTGCCGATGCTACATTTCGGTATACTTATTATGATATCGAAAAATTATTTTAAAAAACGCTTGACATTTACCATGTAGTGAGTTATACTCCTATAAGGAGGCTTTAAATTATGCAACAACTTGATAACCTATTGGAAATGTGGCGCCAAGATTCTGATATCGATAGAACAGAACCAGGCAAAGCATTACTTGATATTCCCAAATTACATAGTAAGTATTTGAATATACTTTCACAACACCGTTTGCTTTCTAAGCAAGCAGAGTTTAAGTATAACAAAATGAAACGACTAAAGTGGGAATACTACACAGGAAAAATGGATGATGACCAACTTAAACAACATGGTTGGGAACCATTTCCTTATGTGTTGAAATCCGAGATAACTACATATCTTGAGAGCGATGAAGACATTAACAAATATATTGCAGCCAAAGCTATGCATGATGAGGTCGTTGATGTTTGTCAAAGCATATTGAAAGAATTAAACTCTCGCACATTTCAGTTGAGAGATTTTATAGCATGGGAAAGATTCATACAGGGTGTCTGATTTAATATTACATAAAAAGAATGAATCGTTTATTCAGTTTGAGTGTGACAGGAATATTGCTCAAGAGTTAAGCGACTATTTTACATTCTTTGTTCCTGGTTACCAATTCACACCAGCATACAAGAGTAGAGTTTGGGATGGAAAAATTCGTCTAGCAGACTTACGCTCATTTACCATATATCATGGTTTAGTTCCTTACATCGAAAAGTTTTGTAAAGAAAGAGACTATGAATTAGAAATAGATTCCGATGTTTCAATCACCGAAGAGTTTTCGGTAGTTGAAGCGGAAGAGTTTATTAAAACATTAAACTTGCCACATGAGGTAAGAGACTATCAGTTGAAATCGTTTATCTATGCGATTCGCAATAAACGCATTTTACTATTATCACCTACTGCTTCAGGTAAATCATTAATTCTTTATTTGATTATGAGATACTTGCAGGCCTCAGAATACAAAAAAGGTTTACTGATTGTTCCAACTACATCATTGGTTGAACAGATGTTCTCTGATTTCAAATCTTATGGATATGATTCTGACAAATACTGCCATAGACAATATGCAGGTAAAGACAAACATACAAATTCATTCTTAACGATTACCACATGGCAATCTATTTACAAGAATGATAAAGAATACTTTGAACAGTTTGATTTTATTCTTGGTGATGAAGCACACCAATTTAAAGCCAAATCGCTTACTACTATTCTAACAGGTTGCGACCAAGCAAAGTATCGTATTGGTACAACAGGCACATTAGATGGTACACAAACACACCGATTAGTGCTTGAAGGTTTATTTGGTCCTGTTTATCAAGCAACCACAACAAAACAATTGATTGATAATAAACAGTTGGCAGATTTTCAGATTAAATGTTTGATATTGAAACATGCTGAACCTGCTTGTAAACTAGCAAGAGATTGGGATTACAACCAAGAAATCGACTATATTGTGTCTAATAAATATAGGAACGATTTCATTAGAAACTTATCATTGTCTTTAGAAGGCAATACACTTATATTATTTCAGTATGTGGAGAAACATGGAAAAGATTTATATGCCAGTATTAAAGATAAAGCTGGCAAAAGACATGTGTTTTTTGTTTTTGGCGGAACAGATGTTGAAGTTAGAGAATCGGTTCGTGCAATTACGGAAAAAGAAAAAGACGCCATCATTGTGGCCTCTTATGGCACTTTTTCTACTGGCGTTAATATCCGCAATTTGCATAATATTATTTTTGCCTCACCAAGCAAGTCCAGAATTCGTAATTTACAATCGATAGGTAGAGGATTAAGAATTGGTGATAACAAAGAAGCAGCTGTGTTGTTTGATATAGCAGATGATTTTAGAATAGGCAAATTTGCCAATTACACATTGAAACATTTTATTGAGCGTGTTAAAATATATGATGACGAGAAATTCAAATACAAATTCTACAATATCGACCTCAAATATGAGTGAAATACAACAAGGCATTAAATTGATTCGCTTACAAAGTGGCGAAGATATTATAGCGGGCTTAATTGAAGATAGTGAATCTAACATGGTAATGTTGGATAATCCTATGCACCTCATATTCAAAAGAACTTCACAAGGTACGGTAATGTTTATGCTACCGTGGTTACCAATTGAATTAATTAAAGATAATATAGCAACCATTGTGAATGATGATATATTAACAATCGTTGAACCAAAAGATGATTTGATTGAATATTATGGCAACATCATTAATCAAACACACATGCGTGCTATTAAAGATGATACAATGGCAGAGAATATAAAGCAAGCTATGGAAGATGACTTAGCTGAAATAAGTGAAGAAGAAGAAAACGAAGAACGATTAACTAAAGAAGAAATTTTAGAACTCATAAATAGAAAGAGAACTAAAAGGTTGCATTAATGATACTTGTTTATAATGATGATAATTTGAAATTGGTGAGTGATTTAATTATGAAGAACCTAACTCCCGATTTACTTCCTAAAAAATGGGTTAAAAGAAACTCTACTAACCCTACCTTTGGCCATTGTCACACCTCTTCAGGTTGTTTACAAAAAATCTTTGGCACTAAAAACATTAAACTACACCGAGCATTAGATGATGAAGGCATTTGGCATTGGTGGGTAATTGATAGAGAAGGCAAATTGATTGACTTGACCGCCGACCAATACTTCTCGCAGAATAGAAAACCTCCCTATGAATCAGGAACTAAGGCGTCAATCTTGGGTTTTGAATATCGTAAGAGGGTTCAGAGGTTACTGGATAAGGTAACAGCTGATTTAATTTCAAACGGAACACCGCTACTTTAACACTTGTCAAGCGCAAAATGAGGCAAATATGAATGATTATGTAAAAACTTTCCAAAAACAAGGATACATCTTTGTTAAAAATTTTATTCCACAAGATACAGCAGATTACTTGTTTAACTATCTGAGATTCTCCACACACGCATTGGTAATGGCTAATAAGAGTAAAGACATTGTTGAAGGTGATGCTCAAGTGCCTGGTTCATGGGGTTCAAGGCATGGCGATTTAGCATTTGATTCTTTAATGAAGATGATGAAACCTAAGATGGAAGAGGTTACAGGTTTAGAATTATGGCCAACTTATACCTATACTCGTTTATACAAAAAAGGCAACTCTTTAGAGAAGCATAAAGATAGACCATCATGCGAAATATCAGTCACTTTGAAACTTGATGATACAGGCGAAGAAGGGTATAATTGGCCTATTTGGATGAAAGATGCCGAATATAAGCTTGACAAAGGCGATGCAGTAGTGTATCGTGGTTGTGACCTCGAACATTGGCGTGATGTATGTGAAGCACCTGATGATTGGAGAATGGGACAAGTATTCATGCATTATGTGGATAAAAATGGACCATGTAAAGATTTTAAATATGATAAAAGAACGGCTATGGCTAAATTATTTGAGAGTGAACTATGAGTGCAACAGCAACGGCGACAACAACGCCTAAAAAAGCAAAACACTATGTAAACAACGGGGATTTTCTTAATGCATTGATTGTGTATAAAGAAAAGTGTGCAGAGGCTAAAAAGAACGGTAAGCAAGACCCACAAATTCCAGATTACATCGGTGAATGTTTTTTAAAGATTGCTGACCACCTATCAAGGAAGCCAAACTTTATTTCTTATTCTTTCCGAGATGAGATGATATCAGACGGCATTGAAAACTGTTTGATGTATTTCAGAAACTTTGACCCCGACAAATCAAAGAACCCATTTGCATACTTTACACAAATCATTTACTATGCCTTTTTGCGTAGAATTATGAAAGAGAAAAAACAACTCTATGTAAAATATAAAGCAACAGAACAAATTGGCATACTTGATGAATTTGAATTGTTAGAAGATGGTGAAGGCAATACAAGACAGTTTGAATTGTATGATAACATCTCTGAGTTTATTCACAACTTTGAAGAGAATAAGAAGAAGAAAAAAGAAGGCAAGACAAAGGGTCTTGAAAAATTTATTGAAGAGGAAGATATTGAAGATTTGCCATGATACGCTTGACAATAGTATTGATTTGTATTATAATGTCTGGATGTGCGGTAACTAATCGCATTGAAAAGATAGAAACACAGGATAAAACAAAAATTAATTTTCATGTTAAAGTAATGGAGTTTTAAATGGATAAGAACAAGATTGAGCATCATATAAAACACCTACAACATAAACACGAGGATTTAGAAAAACGAATAGCATCAACCCCAGCAGAATATATTCTTAGGGTATTAAAAAAAGAAAAACTTCAAATTAAAGATGAAATTGAAAAGTTAAAAACTAAATTACAATGAAATTATGTATTCTCGGTGACACACACTTTGGTATGCGTGGTGATTCTTTAGAATTCCACAAACACTACGAAAAATTTTATAACGATGTATTTTTTCCGTATCTAATCGATAATAAGATTGATACGGTATTTCAGCTTGGCGATTTGTTTGACCGAAGAAAGTTTATCAACTTTAACTCTCTTTACCTTGCTAGAAAATACTTCTTCAATAAACTCAAAGAAAACAACATCAAGTTTTATACACTTCTTGGTAACCATGATGTAACATATAAGAATACCTTAGAAGTTAATTCATCACAATTATTGTTGAATGAATATGATAACATTACCATCTTTGATGACTTTGCTACTTTAGATTTTGATGGTGTGCCTATTGATATTGTGCCTTGGTTGTGTGATGATAATGAATCTTCCATCTTTGATAGAATAAAAGAAAGCAAATCACAACTTTGTTTTGGGCATTTTGAGATTGATGGTTTTGAAATGGACCGAGGTAATGTTTGTCATGGTGGTATTGACAGAAACAATTTAAGTAAGTATGATAAGGTTCTTACAGGCCACTTTCACCACAAGTCAGATGATGGACACATCTATTATGTTGGCACTCCTGGTGAAATGACATGGGCTGATTATAATGACCCACGAGGATTCCATATATTTGATACTGCAACTCGTGAAATGGAATTTATTCAGAATCCTTATCGTATGTTCCATAAATTAAACTACGATGACGGTGAACAAGACTTTGAGCATTGGAAATCATACGATTATAATGCCTTGAAAGAAACATATGTGAAGGTGGTTGTATTAAACAAACAAAACCCTTACCTATTTGATAATGTAATTGACAATTTATACAAAGCTGGAGTTTCCGATATATCAATAGTCGAAGATTTTAGTGACAATTTAATTGACATGGAACAAGAAATCGTTGACCAAGCAGAAGATACGATGACAATTTTATCTAAGTATATTGATAACTTGACACTTAATGTCAATAACGAAAAACTCAAAACACTTATGCGTGAACTCTATGTTGAAGCGCTGAATACGGAGATGACCGAATGATTTACAAAAACTTATACAACTACCCAAGTGAAAGAAGTAGAATCACATATCCTTGGATTTATTGGGATAATGGTTTTACACCAGAAGAGTTGGACAAAATGTGTGCTTACTTTACAGAACAAGGTGTAGAAAGAGGCACAACCGTTGGCGGTGCAGAGATTGGTCCAAACGGAGAACTAAAGATTAAACAAGAGCCAAATGAAAAGGTTCGTAAATCTAATGTTAAGTTTCACAATTATGACCCAACAAATGAAAACACATATTGGATATTCCAACGATTAAATTGGATTATTGAACAAGCAAACAATCAATTCTATGGTTTTGATTTGAATGGTTTCGATACATTCCAATATACCGAGTATGACGAATCTGAAAATGGTAGATATGATTTTCACCAAGACACAATCATGGGTAAAAATATGCCAAATGATATGATTGAAACTCGCAAGTTGTCATTGACATTATGTTTGAATGAAGCTGGTGTTGATTATGAAGGCGGTGAATTTCAAATCAATACAGGCCAAGAAAAAGATGCTGAAAATGCACCTGCTATAAGAGGTCGTTGTTTCTTATTTCCATCATTTATGATTCATCGTGTAGCACCTGTAACAAAAGGCAAAAGAAAATCTTTAGTTGTATGGACAATGGGACCTAAATTTAGATAATGATTGTATTTCGTTATGTTCGTTGGAAGAATTTACTTTCAACAGGTAATTACTTTACTGAAATAAAACTGAACAACACATCAAACACATTAGTGGTTGGTGAGAATGGTTCTGGCAAAAGCACGATGCTTGATGCGTTGTGCTTTGGTCTTTTTGGTAAAGCATTCCGTAATATCACCAAACCAAACTTATTAAATTCAATCAACAATAAAGATTGTGTTGTTGAAATCGAATTCGATACAGGTAACAAATCATATAAAATTATTCGTGGCATTAAACCAAACATCTTTGAAATTTGGTGTGATGGTGTATTGGTTAACCAAGATGCGGCCGTTAGAGACTACCAAGAATACCTTGAGAAGTTTATTATCAAGTTAAACTATAAGTCTTTTACACAAATTGTTATCTTGGGTTCAGCATCATTTGTTCCTTTTATGCAATTGTCCAATTCAGATAGAAGAGCAATCATTGAAGACTTGCTTGATATTCAAATCTTTTCTACCATGAATGGTATTCTTAAAGATAAATTATCAAACAATAAAGACTTAACTGTTGCTAAGAAGTATGAGATTGATTTGGCTCAGCAGAAATATGATATGCAAGAAAAACATATCAATGAGTTGAAACAAAACAATGATGATAAGGTAAAAGAACACGAGCAAGAGATTGCTAACAATCAAGTAACCATTCAAACATTACATGATGAGATTGCAAACCTATCATCACAGGTAACTGTTTTACAAACTGAGGTAGAATCGAAGACTGATGTTGAAGGCAAGGTTAAAAAGATTACTAAACTTGAATCTCAAATTGAAAGTAACTTATCCAAGTTTAAGAAAGACATAACATTCTTTGAACACAATGATAATTGTCCAACTTGCCGACAAGCTATTGAATTGGGATTTAAACAAGAAGAGTTGGCATCTTTACATACAAAAGCTACTGAGTGTGAAACTGGTTTAAAGTCTATTGAACAAAAATTATTAAAAGAACAGAATCGACTGAATAGAATTACTGAGGTGCAAAAAGAGGTTCAATCGTTACACATTAAGATTGCTACCAATAATACCACAATCACAGAGACAAACAAGTATATCACTCGATTACAAAAACAAATTGAAGACTTAAAAGGTATTGAAACATCAACCGATAGAGAGCAAGAACAATTAAAGGTTCTAAAAGAAGCATTGGTATTATTACAGAATGATTTGAAGGCCTTGATTGATGATAAATCTTATTTTGAAGTGGCATCAGGACTGTTAAAAGATACAGGCATTAAAACAAAGATTGTGAAACAGTATTTGCCAATTATCAATAAGTTGGTGAACAAGTATTTGGCTTCATTAGATTTCTTTGTGAACTTTAACCTTGATGAAAACTTTAAAGAAACAATCAAGTCTCGCCATCGAGATGAGTTTACATATAATAATTTTTCAGAGGGTGAGAAACAGAGAATTGATATGGCATTGATGTTGACTTGGCGTGCTGTTGCCAAGTTGAAGAACTCATCAAATACCAATCTGTTAATACTAGATGAAACTTTTGATTCTAGCCTCGACACAAATGGCACAGAAGAACTGATGAAGATTTTACAGATGTTAGAGGGTGTAAATCTGTTTGTTATCTCTCACAAAGGAGATATATTACAGGATAAATTTATGAATGTTATTCGTTTCGATAAAGAAAAGAACTTTTCAAGGATTGTAAAATGAATAAAGATGAACTTCGTATTACCGATAATG